ACCATCAACTGCTACATCAGCAGTAATATCCGTAGCGTATCCTGAGCGAGCTGTATGCCCATACGTGCCCATACGCTTAGCTTGACCTACGTTAATGCGCACTTTATCTAGGAGAATAGCGGTTATCTCTTTGTAGTCACGTGCTTTAATTTTTCCAGCTTTGATTTGATCAACAATATCAAGGTAGTCTCGCCGTCCAATCCAGAAGTCTCTACCTTCCACACGGAAACCTAACCTGTCTCCTGTTTTTACAGGAAGTGGTTCTGTCTTAGGTTCACCCCAATTTGGGAAAGGTGGTTCAATAGCATTCTTTATTTTGGCTGGGTCTACGGCAATTTTTGCACCAACATTGGACTTACCAATTCGTCTAGCTAAATTCCATGGCTCAATCGAAAGACTGCCATGCTTTATATGATCTCCTTCAAACGTACGAGTATGCTTGGTACCATTTTCATCAAAGTATGTTTCCTTCCATCCTAGAACTGTATAACCGGGTTTTAATTCTGGATCTTTACCAAACTCTTCTTTCAGTAAAAAATCTCCAGCTTTTCTATTTGTAAGCGTCTTGCCCTTATCGTCTTTAATGGTGTACGTTCTGTCAGTAACACTGTTACGCAACACATCCATGTAAGCTGTTTGTTTGTTGTCGATCTTGTAGAAAAGACCTTTGTAAAAATCCGAGGATGTAGGATTGTCTGCTTTTTCTACCCATTCAGGAAAACGTTGCGCAGCTTTTCCGGTTAGATCTACTGGTACAACATAGCCGTCTACTGTAACTCCAAGCGTCTTTCTTTTTTCTGCTACTTCACCAGCAATTGCCTCCTCATTATTGCGCGGTCCAGCCCAAGGCTTGTATTCTCTAAATAACCTGTTGCGCTCATCAGCGTCTATGTTTGCGTTGTAAACCCAATCAATCCATTGGCTTGGAGACATCTTGTCGTATCGCTTAAACAAGTCGGCCCATACACCTCTACTCAGAGTGTAGTTTTTTGTGTCTAATCCTAGCGCTTCTCCAAATTCTTTTTCCTTTTCTAATCGCTCTCTATCCTTTTTGGATAGTTTTTTCAACCACGCTTTATAATGTTCTTCGTCAACGTTGCCAGCATTTGTAGTGGTCGGTATATCGTAACGAACATAGTGCAGGGCACGTTCACCAAAGATTACGTTAAACGCATTATTTTCCCGTTTACCAAGTGCCGTCATCGCGACATCTCGTAAATCACGGCGCACAGCTGCATCGTAAAGCACCGTCATCGGATTGCCACCAATCGATGGGCCGTATTTTTTAAACCATGTATTTCCAGCTGACGCTAACAATGCTGCCCTTTTTGTTTCTGTTTCAGTTGCGGTGCCATTGTTGACTTTGTCTTGTAAAGTCTTGTACTGCTTGAAATACGTGCCAAAATCTAAATCCTTGCGCACGTTCCAATTAGCAACAATATTCTTTGCGTCAGTAAATTCCTTGCCAACTAAATTATTTAGCGCTGCGTTTAAGGCAGTCTTATTACCAGATGCATTAACCTTTTCAATGACTTGTGCTAAACGAGCACGTGTTGTTGATGCCTTAGCAATAGCAGTTTGATCTGTACCATAGGAAATCTGATCATCTAGCTTTGCCATGTATGTATTAAGCTTCGCAGTAACAGATAACTGTAGATCCTTAAAGTTAGTAGATGTTGTTAAGGCTACTGGTGGATTACCATTTGAAACCTTCGTTAATATACTCTCGACAATATTTGTCTCTGGTATTACACGAATGTTGCCGTCCTTATCTTTGAGTTCTCTCTGAACTCCAGCCTTCTTTGCTAGTTCAATGTCTTCTTGCGTGTGTTGACGTAACGATTCATCGTCCGCCGTAAGTTTGAAGTATTCTTGCAAGTCATCTTGTATGTCCTTTGGCGTAATAACACGTCCTCCAGATCTACTCGCAATAGCCTCAATACGATCGGCAATTCGTTGGCGTAACGTTCCTGCAAATTCATCTGCAAATTTAGCCTTGCGATTGACTTCGATAATCTTAGTCAAATAAGCGTCAACATCTTTCATGCCAACAATGTTTTGTTTAGCAATGGTCATTAAATCCGCAAGGTTTTGCTTATTGGCCGCTGACAAATTATCCTGAGATGTAAGTGTGAGAATGTCTCTTAATACACCAGACATTGGTGTAGCTTGTCTGCGCCGTCCTTTTTCTGTAATGCCACCAAACTTTGCATTAGGTGTATTTTTGTTTATAGCAACATCAACACCTTGGAATGTTTTGGTTACATCGAGTAGGTCATTCTTTGCTTTTACTAAGTCGTTCTCGACACCTGTGATGATTTTCTGCTTACCAGTAATGACTCGCTTATTGTCGCCTTCTACAATGCGTTCTTGCGCAATAATATTGACATCTGACACATAGCCCGTTTTTTCGTTCTTAGTCCATTGATATGTAAATCCCACATTAGGATTCAATTGCATACCAATAACTCGTCCGCCACGATCCTTCTTTTCAATGAAATAATTCATTTCTGGCTGCATCAGATCGCCTTCAGCAGTTAATGGCTCATCTAATTTGTATTTAGTACCGGATGGACTTTGGATAAAGCTCTGGAATACTAATCTTCGTTCTTTCCCAACAGTAATATTATTTGAATCACCTGCTTCAAATCGGCGTACGTTGGCCATGTAGTACCAACGTTTCTCCTCTGGGGTAAAGGCGTCAAAACCCCTAGCCTTTAGCTTTTGTTGTAATTTTGTGTAGTACTTACGTTCCGCATCTGTAGAAATCTTGCTATCTAACTGCTTAGACTGCGACGCATTCCATTCTTCTACAGTAGGTGGAGCTGTGTATGATCCAGCAAGTTTCTTTAAAAGATCCCTTTGCTCGTCAAGTTTTGCATTTAACTCGGTGATACTTTCTTGATTTGTGCCAATCGCTTTAATAGCATCAGCTTTTGCTTGCCCAGTACTAGCAGAAACAACTTGCCGTAAATCACCAATGCGTTGAGTTAATCCATCTATTTGTTCTTCGTAGCGCTTGATTTTTGCATCAGATTGTCCAGCGCGTCGTAAAACACTAGCTTGCCACCCAGATACAAACAGACCATATGGATCATTCTTCTTCTTGTATTCTGCAAGAATTTTTTCTGTATAACTTTGAGTTGCTTTAATTTGCTCGTCAGTCTCACCTAACGCTTTACGTGCTTCAATTAATCGCTTCTCACCATCCGTTAATTGTTTAAGTCGCTCCTCATCAGTTAGTGTCTTTTTCGGAGGCGGAGCCTTAGCCGACATTACTCGTGTATAACCAGAATACTTACCAAGTAAACCATCAACGTCAGTGTCAGTTACAGTGCCACGCATCCAATCTAATCTGACAGCATCTTTCAATTCATCCGAGATATTTGTTACGGCATTTAAAAATTTAGCTTTATCTTGTGCCGTCATCGTGACGTCTTTTAGATTATCTGTAAGCGCCGTTTTGAATGCGTTAGAAATGCCAATGGCAAAGCTCTTGCCCGACAGTCCCTCATTTTTATCGTCATTTGCAAAGTTTAAAATTGCCTGACGTCCAGCGCCCATTGCCCGATCCATGATTGAAAGACTGGTGTCAATAGACTTAATGGCTTCTCTTTCTGGAGCGCTTGACTTACCACCCTTACCACCAGTATCACCCGGTATTGCAGATTGATTAGCTACTAATTTTTCAGCATCCGTAGTTGGTATAAATCGTTGATTACCTTCGGCGTCAATATTGAGTTGTGATGCAAATGTAGAAAGGCGAGACTTACTTGCCCTTAACATTTTCTGCAATAGCGCAGTTTTTAAATCAGTCTTTGTAAGTTCAGATGGAGTAATACTAAATGTCTTCTCGTACCATCTATCCGTAAGATTACCCTTTGTTGCAAAGGCAGCACTTTCTAGCCGTGACGCATATAGGCCTACCAGTGTTTTTAATTCACTAGGCTTCATGTTAATTCTGCCAGTGTAAGGTAGGTCAGACAAAGCACTGGAAATTAACTTATTAAGTTCACCACGATACCCACTATCCGTTTTTGCATGCTCAAGAATTTGTTGAAGAACTTGTATTCGTCCAACTTGATCATCTCGTGTTGGCAATAATGGTGAATAGAAATCTTGTGTGCCATCAGGTTTTTTTGCAAACAAACTACCCTTAGCTTCTAGTGTTGACCCTTCAAGACTACGTGCTTGCGCTGCAATGTCATTGACAATACGACGTCTGTTATTCCATTCGCCCTGTCGTTCTTGAGGCACAACAGATGTAATTGCATTAAATGCATCAGTAAGTAAATTGTAAGTGTTAGTCGCAACGCCAGATGTTTTTGCTCCACCCGTTTTTTGCAACCTTACTGCTTTTAAGTCAGACTCAATTTTAGGGACAATGTCACTATCCATTGTGTAATCTGATAAACCAGCATCTACAAATTCTTTAATTTGTGCTGGATCAGAATATAGTTTTTGGGCAGCCTGTGTTAACTGCTCGGTGCTTAAACCCATGCCAGCAGCTAATCCACCAGCAAGCGCTGGGCGGGATTGTATACGACCAGTGGCTACGCCCTGAACAGTTGTTGCGGATGGCACTACTCCGCCACGAACGTTTGATGATAGATCGTAATATGAGGTGTCAGATTGTTGCGCAAGATCCGTATCACCAAGATACGAACCAGACTCGTCCACTCCATACAATGCAGCTACGCCACGTGGTGATAATCCAGAGTAAACTTTTTTACGCACATCTTGATCGTCAGGAGCTAATTCATATGCACGTGCAGTATCTGGGCTTAAATCACCACTGATGTTTAATGCCGACTTTATTTGACGACGCATACGCGATGGACCAAACACATCACGAATCTCTTCAGGTGTAACAGTGTTATCAAACTTTTCACTTCGTTGTGTTGCTTGAATCTGTTTTCGTGTACGCGTTACAAGATCCCCTGCTTTTGCTTGATTAAAGAATCCAATGCCATCTAATTGACTATAGGCTTCATTGATTATTGCTCGACCTTGAGGTGTACCCATAAACGCATCAATACGAGCATCACGTGTACCCTCAGATACTGGAGCATTAACGTCCTTAAATGCGCCCTTAAAAATTGAAAGTGTGCGTGATGCACCTTCTGCGTCAGGTCCTCCAGACTGAGACATCTGTGTCAATTCAGTAAAGTGATCTCGCACGTAGTCAAATACAGCTGTTCCAACCAACCGTTTTTTAATCGTCTCAGGATCTAACTCTTTTGCCATATCTGCACTAGCAAGTGGAGTTGGCTTTGCATATGCATTAATAGTTTTTGTTTTGCCAGCTACTAGACGCTGAACATTTTGCTGTTTAAAATCTTCTGGATTGTAACCAGATATTTGTTCTAGATAACGTTTAGCATCGTTTGCCTTTTCGTTATCGCGATTCAATGTTGCTTGAGTTAAATACAATAAACCGTCTGCATATGTTTTTGCTTGCAGTTGCGCAGCCGGGTCAGGATTGTTTCGTAAATCAGTAGCTTTTTTGATAAGTGCCTTAATTGGCATGGCACTCATATCAAATGAATCACCTGCATCTGGCTGTGATTTTAACCAGTCACCCGCAGTGTCTAAAAATTCTAAACCATATTTAGGACGTCCTTTATTTTGGACTCCAACAAATGTAGATAGATCGTCTGCTTCTTTTTTTAATGAATCTACATTCCATGTTGCTGCAGGACTTGCAATACCTGTTGTGAGTTTAGGAGCAATATTAGGTAGGCCCGGAGTGGGTTGTCCACCTTTAATCATTCCTTTTAAAAAGGCGTCAGCTGGATTAAGTGTGAGTCCACCAATATTCATTGATGCTAATGGATTAGCAGGTGCAGGTTTTACTGGTGCCTGTTGCGCTACTGGTGGTATTGACACCGGCTGTTGTGGTTGTGCCGGAGCAGGGGCAGGAGTAACAGGATTTGCAACAGGAGGAATTGAAACAGGTGGTTCTACCTTTTTCTCTTCATCCGTATTATTTGCACGAACCAAACTTGATAACAGTGACGCCATAGATCTATCCTTAATTACATTCCCATTGGACCCATTGGACCCATACCACCACCACCCATTGGAGGCATCATCGGTGGAACAGAACCACGCTTTGGCTTTGCAGCTGCTTTACGCGGTGGACGAGCTGCAGCTTTCTTTGGAGCTGGCTTTGCACCTTTTGCCATACCCAGCAGAGCAGCCATACCCATTGCTTTACCGCGAGCCGCGGCAGGATTTTTCCTCATAACACACCTCTATTTAACTCTATTGAGTCGTGGATTTTTCTTCTTTGCCGATGCCGATGCATTACGGGTAGAAGACGCTAGGATTGCTCCAGCGGACTTGACAGAGACGCCTTGCTGCTTGGCAATCTTCTGTTGCACTGCTTTAAAACCGAGGTGCGTTTTTGTTGCCATGTTCTCTTCTTTCAATCTTAAGTAATTGTGACATGGTTGGTCGGTTCTTTAACTTGTGTTCTTTCTGTTCCATTGTCAGTAATTCGCTTTCGGACGGCAGTGTTTTTAAATTATGTTCATCTTTCTCTACAGCAAAAATCTTTTTGCGTGATAGATGATTAACATACTTGTGCATTTGATTTAACATTAATTGCAGTTCCACGCCCGTAATGATTTATTGATACGGCTATTAGGATCATTGGCGGTTTTAGCGCTTGTACGTGAACGTTTCATACCTTCCATACGTGCACAGAAAGATTTACGTCTACCAGCATCTTCTTTTGTTTTTGGATTGGGCGCAGGTGGCTTAAGGTTAGCACCAGTAGTCCTTTTGTAATGCGCTCGTCCAGCTGAGTTTAAACCACCGGCAGGGTTTTGATATTTTTTTACAACTCCCATTTACTGCACCTCTGCACTATCATACACTACCTACCATGGCAAGACATTACTTGCGGTAGAATGCAATTATGATGCAATTATCAAAGCGCGAAAAGGAAGTTATTGCATTGCTTGGCAAGAATAAGACTTCCAAAGAAATAGCCCTTGAACTACAGATAAGTCCAAGGACTGTACATTTCTACCTAGAGAATGCCTACTTTAAGTTAGGTGTTGGCGGGGTTGGTGCAAGGCAAAAGGCTTACAACGTAGCATTAATAAATAATCTTCTAGATTAATCATCTGCAAACGGATCATCAATGTCATCCGTGTTAACTTGTTTCACCTTAGTGGCAACTGGTTGAGTTGTATCATTTTGCTCTTTACGTGAATCCAGAAGTGACCAGTTATCTACAATAACCTTAATAGCTTGCATCTTTACTCCGTCTTTATTTGTATACTTATCAATTTGAACTTTACCGCTCACTGCAAGTAGTCGTCCCTTTTGTGCATACTCATTTAAAGCTACACCTGAGTTTCCAAACAATGTACAGTTAAAGAAATCTGCTTCTTTATCTTTTGTCTTGCGATCTACTGCAATACAGAAACTCGTGTAACTTTTACCAAGTTGTGATTCTTTTGTAACAGGATCATCTGTTAACCTGCCGACAAGTGAAACATTATTGAACATAACTTCCTCCACTTTTATTATACCGTAATACGGTATATGCACGTACACACGACGTGCAGTAAACTATTTTTATGAGACGAAATATCAAACAGATGAAGCAGGACGGCATCTATAAAACCGGCATGATAAAGGGTATGAAGAAGGGCATGAAAAAAGGGAAGATGGTTGAAAACGAAAATGAGTGCCCCGGCTGCGGTAAAAAGAAATCCGAGTGTGGATGTGATTACGACTAGGATTTATCCTTACAGTATTGCTCAATTGAATCAATAACTTGCTGAGCAAACACATCGCTGTGTGTAACAGTCGCTACTAAATACCAGATAGCTTTATTGATATCGTCATTATATGTAGAGCCGGGTTTATCTCCAGCTCTTTCAATATATTTGACAGCGTTAAACTCTGCCCACGTTAGATCCCACTCCCAAGCACAATGTACTGTCTGAATCTTATGCTTCCTATAGTGTGTGTTTTCCACTAAAATTCTCCAGTAGATCCAAAACCGCCTTGGCCACGATCTGTCACCTCATCAAACAAATTGCCTGTCTGGACGATTGTTACGTGGCAACGCTCGACTGGGCAAAGTACTAGCTGTGCAATTGCCATGCAATCAACAACTACAAATTGTTCTTGACCAGCATTGTGCAAGATTACACCTACTTCACCTTGATAGTCCGCATCTACAGTCCCGGGTGAATTAAGAACATGGACTCCATATTTTAAAGCTAGTCCACTACGTGACCTTACCTGCAGTTCGTATTCTGGATCCATCTTAACTCGCCATCCCGTAGGAATAAGCGTAGTTTGTCCGGGCTTAAGAACCACTGGCTTCTTTAGATATGCCTTTACGTCTAGCCCACTAGCCAGTTGTGTTTTACGAACTGGCTCGTGTCCCTGTTGATGCTCATCATTACCGCACCATTGAAACTCTAAGCTCTTTGATTTCATGCGTTGGAATTTGCAAGCTTCTTCATAACATGGGTGAGTGCAACGTAGGCTAGTTCATTTAGCCACTTGCTTGGAATCTTAACGTCCTTCTTTAATTCAATTGCCGTAACTGCAAGGTTCTCCAATGAATACTCACCATGTAGATTTCCATTGACCGTAAGCACATAAGTGTCAGGAGTTACCTGCACAACTTCGATGTCCGATTGATTACTCTGCTTTAAGATTGTCATTTTCTTTTCCTTCTAACAATTGGCTAATGGCGTTAATAGCCAACTCCTTTACAAATCGAAATGGGACTTTGTATCCCGCAAACTGCAGTTGATCTAACAGAAGTACTGCCTCACCCATGTTCTGCATTTCAGCTATATTTAATTCACCAGACTTTTCGGCGTCCCATTCAACATTAATCTGCCCATCCGGCTGTTCATACACTGCAACGTCTGAGTCCAAACCAATTGCAAGCAACGTTATAGTTGAGTCGTGACCGAGTGTCATTACATGTGGTATTCCTTAAAAGCTGCTGTTGCGTTTGGCAACACCTTGCTTAAAACATTCCAGCAATCGGTTGCTATCTCACGATGCTCTAATTGTGTATGGTTATCCATGCGTACACGGCAGTAATGCAGCCAGTCTCGAACAGTGCCCTTCATATAGAGGCGTGTGCCTACGCACAGAGGTAACACCATACGTGCTGACTCAAGCGCTACACCAGACTTAATAAGATCGTCGTATGCACGAACAGCTACGAGTACTGGAGCAAGCGCTTTATTATCCATCTGGTATTGCGTTTCCTGATCTTCAAATGGAACGCTACCTTGTCGATTAGAACTACCCTTGCGACGCATCACTGGCAAATCCATTTCAATCTTGCTGGGATCAGCATATCTCTGGCTAAATTCTTGGAAGTGGAAGCTTCTATGTCGCAGTATTTGTGCAGCGATAGCCCTTGATGTGTAGATCTCCATAACTACATCTACCATCTCAAATACAGACCAATGGCCTTCACGCATACAGTAATTTAACAGCTTTACAAACTCAGGATTATCTTGGTTATCAGATGAAATACGGGCTAGATGAATCATAAATTCTTCTGCGTCGGGTTGTATGTACTTTAATGTTGCTGCCATTTATCTGCCATTTATCTGCACATTAGTACTCCAGACGGGACTCGAACCCGTACATCTTGCGATAACAGATTTTAAGTCTGTCGTGTCTACCATTCCACCACCGGAGCCTGTTTTTATTATACCGTAAGTATATGTGGTAACATAGAAATGAAACGCGATGATATCTTAAAAGTCCGCCCATCATGCCACTATAGCGATTTTGAGACGAGCGAATTAAAAGGCCCCTTCACAGAGGGGCCTTCTTTATTCTTGTTTATCTTTATCTGTAACCTCTGTTATGGTTATATTCGGCAACTTACTTAATTCCCACATTGCGTAGTACTTATCAAAAGCTTTTTCATCTAACGATCTGACTGATACGTCTATGCTTTCAAGCCACTTCTTAAATCTGACATATTCAAAGTAACCGGCAATGTAATCAATGACGCAATATATTGCGCAGGTGCATGCAAATCCAGCAATAAATGCTTGTGTTGGTGTCAATCAGTTACCTCTGCAGTTGCTGTAATTGCTTTTCGTTTAGTACCACCAGTGTAGACGTATGCACCTATAGATTTAAGCACTTCATCGTTTAATGTAGTGGCAGAGCGATCTGTGCGTACGTGTACTAGTCTTCGTCCGTACTTATCTGCCTTTTGTAGTACCGTAATGCTAAACTTTTCGGCTGTATTCTTACGTGATTCAAACCATTCTGTTGCTGTTTGCGTAGCAGTTTTACCTTCGGCAGTGTTTTTCTCTGGTGTATCCACGCCAAAGAGACGACAGTGCTGATCCATAAGCCAAATACCAAAGCCAAGATCAATATCGCAGACAAACGTATCTCCATCAATACATCGTTTAAACCGAATACCGTACTCATACATGTCATTTACCTGCCTTGTTGTTTTTGACACCCATCAATTTAGATACAAGGGCTTGATTTTTATAAGAGCCGTCCTGATTAAACGTGTCATTGTATTTAATCTTTACGTTTTGCTGGCCAGCTTTACGGTATAAGCCTATTTTATCCTCACCTATGCCTTCTTTAGCCTTGATGTTCTGATCTGTAGCTACCCTTGCGTTATATTTTCCATCTGCAAGTTCTTTTTGCCTGTCGTTCAACCTCTTGTATTCGACAGATCCATGCATGGCATCAATGCCAGCAGATTTACCCTTGCGAATAGCTCCATCAAATCCAACACCAACAGCCTCTTTAATTGCATCGGTCTTAATTTGTGGTTTTGGCTGTGCTTTTACCTCTGCTTGTGGTGTAGTTTTAGCCTCAACTTTTACTGGTGCAGCAGCCTTTTTGGGTGGCGGAGGTGGAGGTGGTGCAGGTTGCTTAGATTTGACTACTTCGTCAACTCGGCGGAATACTTCATTAGGCTCCTTGGATTTATCCCTGTTAGGATTACCCTCGTCGATAGCCTTGCGTGAAATTTTCGCACCAAGGAGTGTCTTTGCATTGAATTTACTTCGTATATGAATCTGACGGTTAATGTCATACTTGGCGATTTTAGACTCTAGTGCTTTCTCTGCAGCATCAAGCCCTTTAGATAAAAACTCTTTATAGCCAAACGCCACAGCATCTACAACTTGTGGGTCTATATCATAATCAACCTTGTCTTTAGCCATTAACGTTTTCCCTTTTTCGGTTTACTTCCCTCAAGTGCAGTTATTCCAAATGCATTGGGATCTTCTTTCATACCCATCAAATCACGTAACGTACGCGCATTTTGATGCCCAGCCTTATTAGAGCGAATACGAGCAAGTTCCTCGTTAAAAGCCTGATTAATAGTAGCTCGGTTTTTGTCATATTGTTCCTGCACTGGTTTAGTTAACTTGTCCTCAATACCTCGCACAGCGTTAGATATAGAACTACCAACATAAGGGATTTTTTTAATGGAACTGTGGATTGCAGGTGCTAATGCTGTAGGTACACGTTCTAGGAAATCATTGTCTTTACGCGCTGTGTCAACCACATTTTTAAGGCCAGTGTCAGACAAACGAGTTAGGCTTTTATTTAGACCCTCATTCATTTCGCGGGTCGTTACTTTGATCTTTTCCTGTGGCATGGGAATCTCCTACCACATTTTACTACTAAAAGCATAACGCTACACCCTGCAGGAGAAAGAGAAAGGACTACAGGGTGCAACGCCATCCCCAGTGCCTTTACATACATGGGGGACTCCTACTGCTGGGATCGAACCAGCGACCATTCGGTTAACAGCCGAACGCTCTACCGCTGAGCTAAGTAGGAATATACCGTAAGTATACCCATACTACATGATTGTAGCAAATTTGTATGGATCCTAATTGTTTTACCCGTGGGAGAATAAGTTCTCCGGTGGGAGAAATATATAAAAGATAGCTGAGAATATTTGTTTTGGAGTCCCAACTAGGCCGGACATACCCGGGCACCCCCTTGCCACACCCTAGCCCTAGCCCCACCCACCCTAGGCACGTGACTTGGTTGCAAATCCCCGGGCACCTACATGGCATGGACGCCCTCCGGGGTCGTCCGGTCAACACATTATCTTATGTTCACATTCACATTCACCGGTGAATGTCCGACGATGGCAGGTTATAGCCGAAAACATAAAGGAAAACGAATAGTTATGACAACAGAACAAGTTATCGCATCCGCGCGCAATGATTACGCAGGCATCATGCAGGCGTTGAAGGTTTACAGGGAATCTGGCATCCCGTGCGACATGAAAACTATCGTTGACACGTGCAACGATATTGCAACGGTGTACGGGCAATCATTTGCCACCGATGCCAACGCTACGCCTAAAACCTTGCAGGCGGTACTGGATGCCATCCAGAGTGAAGTGAATGCAACGGTGGTTGCAGTCAAGAAGAAGAAGGCGGCTGACCGTAACGTGTCGATGGCGAAGGCGCAGGTGAAGGCAATGGACTTCTCCGGTCTGACCGCTACCGAAGAAGACCCGTCGTAAGACGGGTTGCCCCGGTTCAATACCGGGGCTTCTTTTTATCTCAAAAAAAAAGGAAAAACAATGAGCCAAACAATCAGTACCCCGCATCTGCGCAACGTGCGCAATCTCGCAGAACTTAGTTCATATGGTGTGAAGTACCATATGCATATCAACGGACTCAAGGACGGTGTGCGTGAAACGGTACACGTAGCCATCCCCGTTGACTGGAATGTAGTTGCGCTATCGCACGACTACTTCACGGTATCTCGCAGTGTGAAGGGTGAAGATATGCACTTCACATATAGCGTCAATGGAAGCGTGATAAGTACAGGGCTGTCGGATGCCAAGGATGAACTGGCATTGGACGGCTACACGGACTGTTACCTAGTCAGTGACTACCTGTTGCTGATGTTTACCCCGCAGGATGTGAAGTACGGTCTTCGCAAGGGGTTGTTGGAACCGGGGGCGTAAGCCCCCAACCCTTTTAATGTTATGTCCTCATTGGGTGATGCCAATGAGCTGACGAGGCCAGTCTACAGGCGAAACGTAACACAACAAAGAGGTGAACGCCATGCAATTCAATGGCTTGTTTCTGACACAAAACCGCAAGTATTCGGTTTCTATCTCGACTCCCACGCCCAGTGGACAGACAACCGTAACGATAAAGAGCGCCCATGGTGAAATGGGCTTCACTGGGCACATCCTGTCGTGGGCACAACTGGAGCGCGAGATGATTAGCCTCGCCCGCATTATGGGCGCAAGCGACGACGTTGACGTTGTAGCGTTGGCTCGAAGGATTGGTGGCACGAGATGAAACAACGGCGTCACCACTGGCTCGTCCAGTTTGTATTGGACGGCTTGACCGCTGTCGTTATCGTAGGTGGGTTGTTGGCAATGTATTGGGCGCTGTCAACGCTCCCGATGCATCGATATCCATTCGGCCACTAATCAACAACGGGGGACGCAAGTCCCCCACTTTATTTTTATTTCAACCACGTTAGGAACAATGAGATGCTGAAGTTTGAATTTCTAGTTGACTCACCTGTCACATGTGAACACCAACAATACAATCTGAATAAGAAAGCAACTGGTTTGCTTGAAAAGACACTTAAGGCCCGTACATATTACGGGTCAGTCATCAATGAGATCCCATACGATGATGCAGCCGCAACGTCTGATGCACGTGCCATGTTCAATGCTGGCATGATGTGCTGCATCAATGAGGAATGGGATGAAGCGCTCATGTGGTGGGCAATGGGTGACAAACTGTGGGCATCGAGCAATGTCAGTGTGATGTTTGAGAGAAACAACGATGTACAAGTGATGGTTGACACAATAATCCATCAGGCTAAAATCGTGGTTGACAGTTGGACTAACACTATGTACGGATCAAGCCGTACACAGACTGATGTCGCATACCTTTACGTCAAACGAATCGAGGCAACCAAAATCCATGAGCGACTCGAAGAACTAAAATGGCAGTGGCTTGCTCACTGTGAAGAGAAAATCAAGCAGACACGAGCCGACAAGGCTCACTTTGCCGAGATGTTCAATCTCGACTAACACACAGGGGGCGCAAGCCCCCTTTTTTTAACACAACAAGGAAAACGACAATGAGAAAAAGACCAAGCATTTTCACAGAAAACTTCTTCACTGCATTCCAGCGTAACGCAAAAACGCGTAAGCTCGCAGGAATCGTCAAGCAGGAGATTCAGGATATCAAAGCCTCGATTAGCAAGTTCTCAACTGAGAACGGACATGATGAGCAAGAGTTGCTCGACTGGCCAATGAAGCCGTACATATTGCGTACGGAGGACGGGTCAGATGTCATCACTCTCGACGGAAAGGGATACAAGAAGATGCTTCTGTTCATCACTGAAGAAGAAGCCAATGAGTTTGCTGCCCTGTTCAAAGAGCACACTGGGCAAGACGCAAAGGTAATACCTAGTGACAAGCTCTATCCATTCAAGACCGAGTGCTTACTTACACTCAAGGGTGCAGGTTTTGAGATGTGGTACGGCACGTACGTTAGTAACACCGTCCTTCTTGAACATGAGGCCATGAAAGCAACTGGTCTTATCTAGACGAAACTTCTCCCATGCGGAGAAGTCTGTGGGACTTAGCCTCCCCACACTGATGAGTCAGGCTTAAAAAGCGGCTGCATAAGAACAAAGGAAACACTTATGAAACAAACAGAAAAAATCCTCATGCTTCAAGCTGAGATCAGTGAGTTGTCCAAGTGCATGTACAAGACTTGGTCACGTACAGGTACAACGATTCGTGCCAATGAGGAACAACTCAAAAGTCTAACGAGGAAGTTAGACCAGATGATTCAAGAGGCGCGTACTGCTGATGAGAAGTCAGCACGTAGTAGGAGGTTAGGTTACTAATGGACATCAATTCATTCAAGACTCTCAGAATGGTACTGCAAAGTACTGATGAGGCTATCGCTGCCATGGATCCAATCGGCACAGAAGTCTCTATCAAAGACAGGAAATACAAAGAGATTCCTGCGGATGGATTCAGGGACGATGTTGGGCATTTTATGAGACTTCATAATGAGCCAAACTTTCGTGGCTACATCTATCCACCAACAACATGCGATAACACACGTTGTCCAATGTATAACGGCGGTAGATGGATGTTTGTCTTCCATATGGACGGCGAGCTATACAAAAACACGTGGTCATTCAAGTTGGATGATCACGCAATCGACACCGAATGCGGTGATCACTCGTGGTTAGACGCAATAAGCTAACCACTGTTAGGGGGAGGGGTTAAATTTTATACCCCTTCAATTTTTACAGGGAGGAGGGGTCAAATATTACCCCCCTCATTATATTGAATAACAATCATATGAACATATATGATTGTGAGGAGCAAACAAATGGCACGTACAGTTTGGACACAAGAGGCAATCAATAACCTCAACGACGCACAACGACATAGCCTCATCAAGGCTGGTCTTCTTACCATTGAGGCTACCGAGGCTGAAGAGCAACTGTGGCAGGTCTGCATGGTTATGCTTGACCGCATGTATATCGCTGAGTTACTTGGGCTTAGCGTGACAACCGTCAACACGTACATGGGCGACCACTATCGTCTGTGCAAGATGAAAGAGAAGTTGTTTACGGTACTTGGTGCAAGTATCCGACAGCGAGATATTGCTGTAGTACATAACTTGTACAAGAAGCTAAACAAGGTTGTAGAGGAACGAAATGCTACAAGTAGGTGATCGTGTTCGTAACGTACGCCGCCCCGACGTTGTCGGGGTGGTTACCTCATTAGATGCACCCAATAACAAATGGGCAACGAGGCCACAAGACATGCGTGTCGTAGTTAGATACCCACGCATTTCACTTACATCCAATGGCAAGTGGAAAGGTGGAGAACTTGATGAGCTTCCTGTTGACCTTCTCCGCACAGGAGAAAAGATCCATGAGGCATTCGAGTCATACAAGCGTAGTGGTGATGAGGGTGGTGTGGCTGCTCGCATTGCTGCATACGAAAAGAAGAGAAGAAGAAAATGATTATTGCGCTGTGTTTAACTATCGCCATCGCATCCATCCTATTTTTAATAGGGTGGTTTTTTAATTCAATCAATGAGGCACAACGCCGTATCGACAAGGAGACAGAAGAATGAACAAACAAATTATCAGCGCTCATGAGTTGGCTCGTAAAGTAATTACAACATACGAAAAAGCTTCAAACGAACTTATTACTGGTGTTGAGTTTCACAACAGTGAGAATGGTCGCACTAAACACCGAGTTGTCATTAATGGGACACTCGAAGCACGACTTAGCATGCATCATGCCCGAATGGCATCTTTTGTATTTACCATCAACATCATGATTCATGATGGACGTTGGAAGTTATACACAACAGGTTATCTTGATGAGATCAATGTTCTGTATACAAGTGATGACACCGAAATGCAGTACACGTTCATGCAACTGCGTGAATGGATGAGTGATTTTGTTGAGACTGTGTATCAGCTCAAGGCAGCTGAAGTACACGGCATCGTAGTTATTCCTTAGTTACATGTGAGGGATGCGTCTCACTAAAAACGCATGAAAGAGAAACACATGACACTAGAAGAAAAGAAAGTTGCCTACTGGAAGTGGGTCAACGATATGGTCTTTATCAACATGATGGCAAACATGGGTCTTGCTAAGAAACACAGAAGTGATTTTAAAGAAGAGCTTCCAGATACTGATGATATTGAGGAACAGTATCAATTCATGCTCAATTACAACACTAACAAAGCTAAAGAACTAAACAGATTGAGGAGTTTATAATGTCGCCTATTCATCACCACAAAATTATTGTGCTCAAGTTTGCTTATCTTCATATCCACCCCGGTGGTGGACTTGAGAAGGCAATTTTACTCACACCGTCGTTTCAACGATTCCTTGATAGTGAAGCACGTCAACATTGTACAGAGCTACTCGACTTCATTGATGCTCATGTTGCATACAGCACACGTAATCGTCAAGGCTTTGATGATTGGATCTTTGAGAAGCCAAATGAATACGAAGAGAGAGAATACGATAAGTGGACATCAGCACTTACGCCGATACCACGACCAAACGGATGGGAGGAGGTAGATACAAGCAATGGTTAGTTATGAATACGAGATTCAACTACATAACTGGATGGGCGACCCTGTAAGTCGCCCTTACCGTTATATAACAGGCGACACTGCCACCAATGCAGCCAAGCAATGGCTCATTGAGGCAGGACATGTTCAGTTTGTGCGCATCTTGCGACGCAAGTACGGCACATATGAATACACACCATGGAAGGTGGTGTGGTGGTCTTATTCAGAAAAGAAAATAAGAACAAGTAAGCAAAAGGATATTTTAACAAAATGAAATGTGACTGGGATGTTGTAATGGGCTCCTTAGTTCTAGAGGAGCTTCTAGAAGAAGGCCTGATAACTAAAGATCATTATGACCATATGTGGGAAATATTTAAAGACAAACAAGACGAAGTCAACTGGGTATTACTCGATATGTCTGAGGTGTTATTGAATCTTGAACAAGATGATTGTGACAAGATCATTACCTACCTAACTAAAGAGTGTAACCTCAAGAGTTTTACTGAAGCTAAGATCGCCATCTAATTTTTATGTGAGGGGTGCGCCTCACTGACAACGCACAGAAAGAAACACACATCATGTCTACAACTAACACATTCGCTCATCCATGCTCATGGCTCGTCCGCACAATCAAGGACGTGCCAGCCAAATGTGACCAAGGAACCATGGCTTCTTATGATTACTATGGTTATGAATCAGTTAGCGCTGAGACCATAATCAATGGTCATAAGATGTCTATGACATACGAACTACGCATGGATGTAGCAGAGCGTAATGAAGAGACGCAAGCATGGCAGGTATCTGATGTACCTAAAGCATACATCACTGTAACCATGACACTAAAACCAAATAATGATAAAAGCGATAACTCTGTTACTCTCAGAGAACGCTATGACATTACGTTTACAGAAGAGACTTATTATGCTCGCATTGACGAAGCAATTGGTTACTTCAATCAAGTCATTGAGCACATGCCACTGCCAAAGATATCGTTTGATTTCTGGAAGTATGTGTCTAGTGCAGCTCCTGCTTTTGAAGGATCAGCAAAAGCATTCAAAAGATTGAGCTGGGTTGCTAACCAAGAGTAGTCAACATGTGAGGGGTGCGTCTCACTAACAACGCACAACGACACAATACAACGGACAACACAATGAATAAATCAACATGGTACCAACGCAAGATCAACCTCGATGACGGAACAGTCATCTCCATTATCTGCAAAGAGGACATTAGTTATGGTCACGCAGATAATTTATTTGAATGCGCCTTAATCAATCCAGATGGTTGCATAGATGATGATTCAGTTATAGGTTATCTAACCTTTCATCAAGTTGCAGAATACATCGATAAGGCAATGGAGAAACACAACAATGAATAAAAAAATCTGTTTAATAAGCGTCGATATGTTTAATGCACCCGGAATGCTACGCTGGGCGCGTCACTTCTACCGCATGCCATCATGCTCCAAGCAGGACAAGAAGTATTTCTTAGGTGTAATGGAAGCATGGATACCTGAGAAGAAGACAGCCAAGTATTGCCTTGAATGTCCAGATGATGTCATTGAATGGGAAGATGACAACGTAACTATAACTATAAAGGTCACAAAATGAAAGCAGCAAATCCAGTAACGTATAAGTTTGAGTATTGGTCAACATTTCAGGATGCAACACCTAATCGACAAGTACGTTTCTATTTCAAAACGTATCGCAATGCGCCTGACCCTAAAAAGGTCAGGCATCAACTCTTTAGTGACATTGGTTGCTTACGACTACGTCAAGGTATTGAGCAGTCATACGATGGCAATCAATATCGTGTGTATAGTGAGCGTCACTGTATGGTTGGCTTTGCGTCCATAGCAACAAAGGATGATGTAAAAATATGAATGACAGAATAATGATTGAAGCATGGGATGAGATCATGGCTGACGCACAAGAAGCCGAAGAATGCATCGTTTCTATGTATAGTGTCGAGCGTTATTACGGTGGCCCAGAGGAAGGAGGTTGGTGGGGCAACCTATACATACTTAGAAAATATGTTCGGTGCAGTAATCGTGATGCAGCCGAAAAACTATATGCAAAACTACGAGAACGGTGTGAGGAGTTAAATAAAGAAGAACAACAACGAGATAGCGAAGACTGCCTACGTCATTGCGAACGTGCTTATGCACGAGGTGAAGATGTAGATGATCATGGCTACGATGGACCAAGTACATATCATGTACTCATTGAGAAGTTTCCCGGACAAAATCAACAAACAGAACGATCACACTACGAATAAAGGAGGATAATTATGTATTACGAATGGGATGAAGACGATATGCCACATGACGAAGATGAGATTATTGAACAGATGTTTGAAGATCCACATGGTGTTTCAGCGTTGCGAAAGGCAACTAAAAGTAATCCTCGGAATCTGCCGTGCCCAACATGTGGAGAACCTAACAGGCTTACACCAATGGATGTATGGAAAGGATATCAATGCGACGAATGCGCTAATCAAGCAGAACGAGGCTGGTAATGCCACTACGCAAACTTACACTTAAACAAACAGAAGAAATACGACGAGCATTAAATAATGGAATGTCAGTAGTAGCTGCTATCCATTACTACGGGATTTCGGCTACGCATGCGTACCGAATAAAGAATAACGAACAACGTAACAGAAGAAAGAGTAACACAATGGAAAAGTATAACGGTTGGACTAACTACGCAACATGGTTGTTTTATCTACATCACAGCGAGGATGTAGAGAACTGGTATCACGATGCAGGCGGTCGTGTAACAGCATCAGATCTCAAATCATACTTTGAGGAAATGTATCAAGACCTTATCGATGGTATTGCTAACATTTACGTAACTGACGTAATCCTTGGTGAATTACGTGATGTCGACTGGAGAGAAATCCTAAAGACACAACGAGAAGATGATGATTCATATGACGCTAACTGGACAGAAGAAAACGCACTTACTATGTATCTAGATCATGTGGCAGAAAACAAAGATAGGGAGAGAAATAAATGACAGCAAAACAATACCTCGCTAAGTTCGGGCTGGATGCAAATCCAGCCTTTTTTACTAATGTACACAATGGCAAACACATGAAGCCTAAGTACAACTCGTACTGTATCTATGATAGTGTCAGCCAGCTAGATAGACGGTCTCGCATCATATGCGTTATGTCCAACTGCCAGACTAACAACGAAGACTGGAACATCAAAACAGGCGACATGATTCAGACATACATCATCATGCGTGATGTACATCCACAACTTGCCATCGATCAACAACTTGACAGTTGTATCTGTGGCAACTGCACACACCGCAAGCGACGCAAGCGACATACTCGTACCGCCAAGGTCAAGGATGTACGCACTTGCTATGTCAACATTGGCAAGGGCACGTCTGCTGTATGGGAATCATTTCAGCGAGGTAATGTACCTATCATCACCAGTACTGTTGCAGCCACCATTCAGTTAGTCGCTGGCAAGAAGCTGCGCATGGGTACATATGGCGATCCAGTTGCCGTACCATTCCCCATATGGGGCGACATGTTACGCTATGAGCTTGGTCATACTGGCTACACACATCAATGGCGTGAGCGTATAGCGCAACCATTCCGTGGTGTGCTTCAAGCGTCATGCGATTCTTACATCGATCGTTGGGAAGCCAAAGAGGCTGGTTGGGGTACATTCCTAGTCCGTCCACACGATGGCTACGGTGACAAGCGCCACGTTGCATATTCTCGTGGTTGCAAGCAGTGTCCTAGCGATCCATTCATTAACGAGATGCGAGCAATGCGCAATATGCTACCCATGCATACAACATGCGACACGTGTCCTGCATCTCTACGTTGTGATGGCGATAGCGATATCGTTATCCGTGCCCACGGCTCAGCTGCGCTGTGGGTTTAATTAAACACAAGGTAAATAAACATGTT